AGTATCAAGGAGTCGCGCCGGTTGTGGGCGGATGGGGGTATGCAACCGGTGCGCCTGGACCCTATCCGCCACTGCCGGATGAGCCTGCGCTGAACGATAGCTTCACGAAGTTGATGCTTGAGTTCGAAGGGGTTGAGAATTCGACTACGTATGAGGACACCAATGCAGCAGGATGGCCTCGAACTTGGTCAACTATCAGACGTAATGGCTCAGGAGGAATCACGAACCAGGGTGAACTGTTTGGTGAAGGCGCTCTTAGACTCGACGGGGCAACGGTACTTACTGCACCAGATGACGTCCGGTTTGTCTTCGAAGATGACGATTTTACAGTCAGAGGGTACTTTCTCTGTGATTTTCCTCTTGGGGAGCAACGAATACTTTCTGCCAAGACTGACCTACAGTCGTCTTTGGGATTCATGTACTGGGTAGATCGGCTGAGCACTGGGCAGATCAGTGTTGGAATTGGTCTTGATCGTGCGTTTCTAAATAGGCTCGTTACTCGACTTGACGATACAATTGTGGATCGTGCAGGGGAGATCATTGTCGGTAACTTTGGCTTCGTCGCCGGTGGTGAGAATCGTCTATTGCAGAGCACGACGATCTTTAGTAATACAATTAATACCGGATGGCATTCGTTTGAGTACACACGGTTGGGGAGTATTATAAGGCTCAAGATAGACGAGGTCGAAGAGGACACACTGGGTGTCGATGTTGAAAAGATACTATCGGTGCCTGGGCCTATTACTATAGGAGGTTACGGGCCTCCGAAGGGTCCAATGTTCTCGGGCCTACCTTGGATTGGTGGTCTGGATCGGTTCGCAATTGACATTGGGATAGCACGCTGATGCCAAAAGGTCAGGGAAAGAAGACGGTCAAAGATGTCATGCACAAGTTTAAGCATGGCGAACTGCATTCGGGGAGTAAGAAAGGCCCGAAAGTCGATGACAGACAGCAGGCGATCGCTATTGCACTGTCAGAGGCTGGCCTAGACAAGCCTAGGAGGAAGAAATGAGCTTCGGATTGATTTTCTGGGTTCTAATGCTTCTATGGCTGATCTTCGGTCTGTGGGGTTACTATCGCCCAATGACGGGATGGTGGTATGGACATGGTGCGTTCCTGTTCATTCTGTTCCTGCTGCTTGGTTGGAGAGTGTTTGGCGCTCCTGTTCATCCCTAGTTGTATGAGTCAAACAAATGGCTGAGCCTTTAAGTCGTGAAGAGATGATGCTGCGGCAGCTTGAAATGCTGCGGCTTATGCAGGAGAATCCTGACCGATACGAGGAGCAGTCGGATCAGCCTATATCGGATCAGGATATTCGAGAAAACCTCGGTACTATAGCCGTTGATACAACTCCGCAGGCCATTATCGAGGAAGCGTTAAAGCAGGGAGTGGCCGAGCAAGCGCCCCCGTATCAGATGGGTGAAAGGTCAGCCGCTCCGAGAAGTAACGCACCGCAACTCGACTCGTATAAATACGGTGATACTCGAGGCGAACAAGAAGGGATAGATGAACGCGGTCGCGGTGGTAAGTTCCTTCATGGAAGTGAAAAGATACCTCTGTCATTGTTCAAAGAGCCTACAGGTAGGTCATATCTTGATGATGATAGGGGTGGAATACTTCAGCCGAAAATGGGGCCTGGAATGCGGATGAGAGAAGGTCAGTACAACCCGAATCAAAAAGAGATAATGGACTTTCTCAAGCAAAAGCTAGACGAAATACAAGGTTACTGAACATGCCAAATTATCGTCTCGAAGAGGGATCTGCACAACACAGCTTTCAGCAGAGCCGTGCGAAAGTGCAGATCTTTGGTGGAGGGTTCGCTAATGGAAAAACTACTGGCTTGGTCATTAAGTCTCTCCATCTTGCTAAATTTTATCCTGGGGGTACGGGTCTACTTGGCCGAGAAACGTACCCGAAACTTAACGACACTCTTAGAAAAGAGTTTTTCAAGTGGTGCCCTCGGCATTGGGTCAGGAAAATGCCAACCCAAGACGATAATTCGTGTTACCTAGTCAATGGAAGCACTGTGCATTTTCGTTACATCGCGCAGCGTGGGAAAAGCGTTAATGAAGATGGAACAACAACCAGCAACCTGCTATCGGCTACATACGATTGGATTGGACTCGATCAAGTGGATGATCCTGGTATTACTCACAAGGATTTCCTTGATCTTCTTGGTCGGTTACGCGGTGACACGCCTTACCGAGTAGAGGAAGGTGAAGAAGATGCAACGATGCCCAGCGATGGGCCGCGATGGCTTATGATGACGCTTAATCCTAGTCAGAACTGGGCGTACCATGAACTTATTAAACCATACATCGACTGGCGGGATCGTAAGATATTTAGCGAGAAGCTTCTGGTCGATGATGAATCGCAGATGCCGATCGTGGAGTTGTGTGAGTCAGACACATATGCGAATAAGGCAAACCTTAAGCCTGACTTCATTAAGACCCTTGAAACCACTTACAAGGGTCAAATGCGGGACCGATATCTACTGGGTAAGTGGGCAGCCTTCGAAGGTTTGGTGCATCCAGGATTCGACTCGGAGATACACATTGTGAGTCGTGGAGCTATGATGGAGCACCTATATGCCTGTCGGGAGCGTCACGTCCGCGTTAGAGCGGTTGAAGGCTATGATTTCGGCATCGTCACTCCTACGTGCTATATGCTTGGGTTTGTTGACGATTATGGTCGCGTTGTTCTTCTTGATGGTTTTTATCAGCCTAACTTTGACGTCATGCAGCACGCAAACACGATCAGAGAGATCAGATCACGATACAATGGTCTACTGTACTTCTCTGACCCCATTGTCGCCGATCCCGCGATTTTCAGACGAATCGTCGTCGCCGGACAAACAGTAAGGAACACGACCATTGCGCGCATTCTTAAAGATGGTGGGCTTAACCTTCGAGCTGGTAGTAGTGATGTGCTGTCTGGGATTGCTAAAGTTAATTCGTATATTGCCGGAACGCCTAAGACTCCGCATCTTGTCACACAAGAGCGTCCTGGACCTCTTCTCTATGTCGCTACGGAACTCCCGTGGTTCCTTGACGAGATCATGAGCTATTACTGGAAACGCGATTCACAGGGTAGAAACATCGATCAGCCTGTAGATGCTCACGATCATGCAATGAATACGACCAAGTACATGCTCAGTAAGCTACCTGATCCGAGTGAGATCGTGGTGCCAGAAGATGTACTTCCTCCGAAATGGTCACGCTGGCAAGAGATGAACATGGACGATTATCGGCGTGCCACTGGGAGGATACATTAAAGTTGTTTGACTCAAACAAGGATCGTATCATGAAGATCGTCATGTCGTCAGGCCACGGCCTGCATATCCGAGGAGCCTCGGGGCCGTCGCCTTGGGGCTTGGATGAGGTTAACGAGGCGCGTCGGGTTGTGGACCAGACCGCGCTTGAGCTGCGCAAAATGGGTGTGGAAGTTACTACTTATCACGATGACGTTAGCGATGATCAAAATGAAAATCTTAATCGGATCGTTAACTTTCACAATGCTCAGGGTGCTCATGATTTTGATATTAGTGTGCATTTTAACTCTGCCGATTTTGATGGTTCTAACTGGACAAGCAATCCAGTTGGTCACGAGGTATGGTACAAGACTTCTGCAGGAAAGACAATCTCGAAGGAAATCTGCGATACTGTTTGCTCTGCTGTAGCATTCAAGAACCGTGGGGTGAAGCAGACGAATAACCTGTTCTTCCTGAACGGTACTGCGGAGGTTGCGTCTTTGCTCGAGATTTGCTTTGTAAATTCTAAGGGAGACGTGAATGTCTACAACGCACAATTCAACGATATTTGCGGAGCTATCGCATCTGCCATTGCCGGAGAAGGATACCAGCCTGGACCCACGCCTCCCCCGGTGGGCGCACTATTTGAAACAGTCGGCAAGTGTTCTCACTTTGGCGGCCCTGAAGACACTGGAGTTTCCCCGAGTGAGGGACTGGCGTTCATTTTTGAACTCGACCAAGCACCGCACCTGTTCTTACCGTATCAACCAACGGGGACGACTGGTCTTGCACGACGGCTTAACCCCAACGTGAATTATGTAGCGTGTCGTTGGGATTATGACGTCACGCCTAAAGATATGCTTCGAGAAAGCGGCAAGCGCGCGTTGGTACGTGGGAATGGATGGGAGATACTGGCATACCCTGCCGATTGGGGACCACATGGAGACACAGATCGAGTCGCGGATCTAAGTCCTGGCTTGATGGAAGCTTTGTGGATCACGACAGATGATACAGTAGAAGTCATTTATCCAGCGGAGGAATAAGATGACCGACCGTGCTTGGAGGAACTTTGCGGAGGACGCTGTGAACGAGCTCTTCCGGGTATATGTGTCAGAACAAGCACTAGCCGTAATTCGACAACAGATCGACGTTGCAACTTTCAAGACGAAGATACTTGCGGCAAGGGATCATAGGCAGATTGTACTAGAGGCTTTGGACGAGCTATGACTGTAACCTCAATGAACATAGCGATCATAGTGCTTACGGTTGTATTCACACTGACAGCTATATTCTTCCTTGAGGAGCCTGTGGATGCTAATGAGCCATTTGCCTACATGCTATCAGCAGAGAAATCGGTGCCATATACGTTTCCGAATGAAGGTAAACCGTCGCATAAATTCGATTGCGTGAACCCCACTGAGCGAGAACGTGTGAGGCAATTAGTCTTTGATGGGATCGATCAGGGTTTAAAAGAATCGATGGCGCACTTGTTCGATATTTGGCAAAGAGATCCTGATAACCAACAGCCCAAGAGGGCACAGGTCGGAACAGCTAATGCAGTGAACGCCCATAACAGAGCACGAAAACTTGCATTTGCTTGGAATCCTCCAGACTGCTAGATGTATGAGTCATACAAATGACAATGACATATCCAGAACATGGCGACGACGGTAACGATCAGACCGATCTGTTCGATCCTGATGCGGAACAGACTACGCCTCCGCAGCCGCAACCTTTGTACCAACAGTACGAAGGGAGCAAGATTGTCATTAGCAAACAAGTTGGCAAGTACTGGAAGAACAAGTATGATGCGGCACTCACTGCATATGAAGAGCCCAGGAAAGCGTGGGAAGAGATTTATCGTTACTACAACCACTCGCAAGATAAGTCGATCCAGACGCCTCGTGGTACTTTCCGTCGTGGCGACTCCTCGGAGAATGTTATTTTCAGTAATCTGAACATTATGCTTCCGGCAATCTATAGCCGCGATCCTGACGTGACCTGTAATACGAATGATAAGGCTGACGAACCGTTCATTAACTGTCTTGAGGCTCTGCTGAACGCTATTTTTCAGCGGAAGAATCTGTTAAATGCAAAGCCAAAGATTAAGAAGGCAGCGGGCGTTGCACTACTAACCAACTTTGGGGTGCTGAAGCTTGACTGGACGAAGAAGGATGACTCGATTGAGTCGGCTGCGACAGAGATGACGCGAATCAGTAATGAACTGGTTACTGCGAAGGACCAGGAGAAGGTTGATGAGCTATATGGGCAGATGCAGAGCCTTGAATCGACAATGGACCTTCTTAAGCCGGGTGGTCCTAGTCTCGGTAATGTACTGCCTCATAATCTTGTTATTGATCCGTATGCTGAACAGCCTGATGGAGCCGATGCAGCTTGGATGTGTGAGACAATCTATTTTCCCACTGCCGGCCTGATGGAAAAATTCACGTTTAAGGAAGACGATGCTGAGAAGAACCCTATTAGGAACTTGATCTATAAGCCTACGCACAAGGCTGCGTTTTCTGATGGTGCTATGGCTGGAGGGCGGGATGACGGACTGGGATTGGTTCTGCGCGCGTTGGATGGGGCAGCCGATACGCCAACTAGCTTTGAGGAAGAAGGGCGGCGAGCGTATATCGACCTGTATTACACGGAATGTAAGTTGCTGTGGGACAAACATCTTAAGCGGGTGCTCTTGTTTCACTGTGATGACTGGACATGGCCACTTTGGGTATGGGACGACCCGTTGGGCATATCGCGTTTCTTCCCGTACTTCATCATCAGCTTGACGATGAGCACTGGTGGAACGGTTAGCGTCGGCGAAACTGGATACATTCTCGATCAACAAGATGAGGTTAACGACATTAATCGCCAGATGGCAAGGATTCGACGATCTGTATTCGATTACTTCTACTACAATTCTGACGTGATTACTGCGGACGAGGCTGAGAAGTTCATTGGTGGTGTACGTGGTGAGACTACAGGAGGAAAGCACATCCTCGGTGTGAAAGCTGGTGAAGATGGCAAGGTTCAAGACATGATCCAAGCCTTCGCACCGCCTTCGTTACAATATGAAATGCTGTTCGATAAGCCAAAGATCTTCGACAGCATCAACAGGATCACGAACACTAGCGATGCGCTTCGTGGCGTTCAATTCAAGACGAATACGAACGTAGCGAGCGTGCAGAGTTATCAGGAGAGCATGAGGTTAAGCGTTGGTGCGAAAGTTGACATAATCGAGGATACCGTAGCTGACATTGCACTCTCGCTTGCTGAATTGTGTGTTCAGAACATGGATCAGACTGAGGTTGCTAGTTTGGTTGGTGACGATCTGGCACAGAACTGGGAACAGATGACGGTACAAATGTTCACGCAGAAGTACAGCGTGAACGTTGTTGCTGGCAGCATGGAGAAACCAAACAGTGTCTTTAAGAAAAAAGAAGCAATTGAGGTTGCTCAAGCTGTTGGCCAGTTCGCACGGGCAGCTCCGGGCTCAGTTACTAAAATTATGCTTGGTGTACTCCAGCAAGCCTTCACAGAAATCGCAATCAAGCCAGAAGACTGGGAAGGGCTCACGGCTGAGATCAATGCCTCGATGATGAAAGGCGCACCAGCAGGAGGGACGCCGGGAGGCGAATCGGGGTCAGTGCAGGGCCAGCCTGGACGACCAGCAGGAGTGGGAGCAGACCCGCAGGAATTGATGGCTCGAGCACAACAAGCCTCGCCGGAAGCAAAGGCGCAGGTAGTCCAAATGAGTAACGCAGGCGCATCACCGCAGGATATCTTAAGTTTCATTGGCAAACAAACAGGAGCTAGGTAGTTATGGCTGGAGAGAAACCGAACCTGTCGAACGAATCGGCAGAGGATACCGTATTCTCGAACCTTGGGCTCACCCGAGAGGACTTGGGCGTTGGAGACGACGACGGGAGTGGAAACGAAGACTTCGAGCAGGGTGGCGGTTCTGGGAACGAAGATTTAGACCGTGGCGGATCGGGGAATGAAGACCTCGAACGTATGAGTCAAACAACTCGGCAGCAGCCAGAACGAACAGGACTGCCGCCAACGGCCGAGGTTCATCCTGACCATAAGGGAAACCTTGTCAATGAGTACGGACAAATCGTTGCTCGCTCAGGTAAAGAGGCTCGTCTCTATCAGGACTTACACAAGACGAAAGGTCAAGCTCAGACTCTACAAGGCCAGCTGCAAGACGTATCAGGACGTCTGCGAAAGGCTGTGGAGATCGGGCAGGGGTTACACAAGGAACTCGAATCAGTACGAGCGCAACAGAACGCCGTGAAGCAGTTTGGGCTCGAACAGGGTGAGGTTCTCACTGCGTTTCGGCTATTCAAGGAGCTGCGGGACAACCCAAAGGAGGCCCTAAAAAACATCTTGACAAGAGCCGCTACAAATGGTATAAATATACAGGAGCTCGGACTGCAAGGTGGTGTTGATCCTCAGTCACTTGTCAACATGATTAAGCAGGAGATCGGGACTGCGGTGAACCCGCTCAGGGAACGAACTGAAGCGGAGAGGCGCGCAACGCAACAGCGCCAGCAAGAACAAGAACGACTCGGAGAGATGCAGCGTGAAGTTGACGGATTTTTCGGCCAGAACCCGGAGGCCAAGCAATATCTTCCGGTGTTTACTCAGACTCTCCAGAAGTTTCCTACGATGACGCTTGGAGAGATTTGGGCCAGAATACAATTGCACTTCGCGTCGAACCCGCAACAGCGGCGTAACCAGAACTCGCCTCGGCGAAGTCTCCCGCAAGGTCGTGGTGCCCCTGCCAATGGCGGTGGCGGTATGGACCTCGCACCCGTTACGGACTCGTATGACGCTATCGTGAAGGATGCGTTATCGAAAGCTGGGTTCGTGCGGTAACATTGTTTGACTCATACAAGGAGACTTTCATATGGCTGCCCTTGATACCGTGATCAATGCAATGCTGACGCGGAGTCGGGCGAAGCTTATCATGGCTTCGGCGATCTCTGGAACAGTCAGTGCCTATCTGCATGCTAAGAAGAGGGTCGTTGTCGAGGATGGTGGTCCGTCGATCACCAATCCATTGATCGTGGGCCTCAACCCCAACGTGACTTCGATGCAATACTACGATCAGGTTCCTGTCAACCAAACGAACGAGTTCACGACTGTCTCATACAACATGAGCCGTGTTGTGGGATCGCTCATCATCTCGGATCAGGAAGAAGATGAGAACCAAGGACGCGCCGCGATCTTCAAAATCCTCAAAGGGAAGATCATGGCTCTTGACGAATCCATCAGCCGACAGTTTGCTACTTATCACACCAGCATTGGCTCTGGGACAGATCCGAATGGACTCGGGAATCTTATTCCAGCCGATCCGACCACGGGCTCCGTGGGTGGGATCTCCCTTGCAGCCGAGCCCCAGTGGAGGTCGTCGAGCTATAACTTTGCAGGAACTCTGACCCCTGAGAACATCGAGGAGGCATTCGATGACATCATCGAACTTGATCTCAATCGATCGAGCGATGGGCAGAGCAGCCCGAAGCCTACCGTCATCTTCGCAGGACGTAACATCTATCGTATGCACAAAGCTGCTGCGAGAGACAAGACCGTCATCCAGCTCGGCGAAACTGGAACCGGCAAAAAGCTCATCAACCTCGGAATCGTAGGAACCACTCACAATGGTATCCCGCTTCTGTTCGATGAGAAGCTCCCTCCGAATGTCGCGTACTTCGTGAACGAGGAGTATCTTACCCTTCATGTGCTCCGTGGCGTCAACATGAAGATCAAGCAGCTGGTCGCTCCGTGGGATACGGATGCGTCCGGTCGTCGTGTCGTGTGGGAAGGGCAGCTTTGCTCTTGGCGGCAGTACCGTACCCATGCGTACCTCACCAACTAATGTATGAGTCATACAATGTTGCACGTCGGATCACAAGGCGCACGACTCGCTTACGTTGTCGTCGATCTCCATGAGAGCGTCGGCACCGTGAAGCGCCAAGTCAATACGTGGACCAAGAAAGATGGCCTCAAGGCGAAGATGGTCGAGGAACCTGCGGGCTACCTCGTCTACTTCCCGCGAGGTCACGTCATCCGTTGCAAAGACAAGGAGATGCTCAGGCACTATGGCCTCGATGGTCAACCGCCAATCGTTAACCTTCAGGGGCTTAACGATCCTAACAGCCCTATTGGTCGCCTGCTTCTATCCCAAGATGAAGGCGCGCGGCGTGGGGCAATGGAGACGATGGAGAAACAGGTGATCAGACTCGCTACGGCGAAAACTGGGCCTGTATTGATGCCCGAGCAACTCGAGCCTGAGGAGGCAGCATAATGTTTCAAGATCGTCAAGCATTCCTTAGTGGGATCAATTGCTATGTTCCTGCTATGCAGTACGGAGCGGCCGTAATCGGGCTTGGACCTACTCGGTTCGATCTCGGCACTCCTGCTACAGCCGGCGCGATTGCTACCTTGATCAGCGCTCAGGGAGCAGTTGGACCTATCTCGTATCTTGCCTCACCGCTTGTCATCGATGCACGGTACGGCAGGACCGTCTCGGTCACTCCATCAGGTGTTCCAGGTAACGCGAACCTGTTCGAGCTAATCGGATACGATTATCTCGGGCAGCCCCTGACCGAACGCTTCACAGGTGCGGCTGCTGCTGCTACGCCGCTGGTGGGTCTGAAAGCTTGGAAGACCATTCTCGGTACAAGAATCGGTCTAGCCGCAACGAATGCCGTTACAATGTCCATTACCACAGGCGTCAGCTTGGGCATTCCGTACAAGGGCAGGATCATTGCGGCTACGGAAGGCACGACAGAAATGACCTACGCGCAGATCAACACAAATAAGGTAGAAGCAGTACTCACTGACCCTGCTACTGCCCTGACTGGTGATCCGCGTGGGCTCTACACACCGACCACGGCACCTAACGGTGTGCTCCGATACTGGATCGTCATGAACGGTGATCCGGGTGTGAACGCCGCTGGAAATGGCGGGCTCCACGGAATCAGGCAGTTCGGCGGCTGAACTGTTTGAGTCATACAACGGGCGAGGAGAACAGCGGTGAGTGCAACCATTCGAGAGATTGTGGACGACGCACTCACCGTTGTTGGTGAAGTGTCTGGTCCCGGTGTACAGATGTACGAAGACGATCGCATGATGTCAGATGCGGTTCGCGCCTTCAACATGATGTTCACAAAGTATCCATGGCAGCAGTATCTACAATGGTTCAGGGTGCAGATGAATGGAACAACCGGCAGGATCATAGAGCAACCATTTGCGCAGGTCAGAAACTTCGAGGATTTCATTGCTGTGCACTTCGATGGAAGCAGTCAAAGGCTACCGATTGCACCAACTAGAATGAACCCGTTTGCGTTGACGGCATCAGGTGGTCAACCGATGTTCTGGACTAGCATGAATGCGACCGATCCTGACTATGTGAAGCGCAAACTTCTGTTCTATCCTGCAACTGCGACAGGCTATATCAACGTGCTAGCTAGGATCTATCCACTCGTGCCTCCGAAGATCCAGTTCGATTGGACAGATGTTTTCTACCTCGACAAGGATATGCTTGTGTATGCAACAGCATTCATGACCCTCTCAGGCGACGATCTGAATGCTGGAGCAGCGGACGTGATCCGTAATATGATGGAGATGAAATACAGGGATATCACAGCAGCGCTCGGAAATCATCCTATACCTGTTCGAAGCGATTCGAGCATTCCGTTCCAGTGGCAAACTGTGTGAGTCATACAAATGACTGTCTCGGTCTTCCCTCCAAACATGAAGCTTGCTAATAAGAACAAGCTTGAGAATATTACTCTGCGTGGATTTGGTGGTGGTTGGAATGCTGTCGAGACTGATCTACAGATGGAAAGCACGTACCTCGTCAAGGTCCGCAACTTCAAGCGGACTCCGGGTGGTACGCAGAAGATGCGATACGGCTCTAAATGGTTTGCCTTTACCGGGAGTGTTAGTCCCGGTAATATTGTTGATATGGAGTACTTCTCGGCGAGCATAATCTGTGTACTGGATGTTGGGAACATCGTTGCTATTGACGGGTCGGGCGTTTGTACTATCATCTGGAGTACAGCGATTGCCGCAGCGTTGCCGGGAGCGCCTCCAG